GGATTCACAAGAGGTGGTTTAAGTGTTGTACAAGCAGCTAAAAAATTATCACCAGATGATAGAGATACATTGTACTTAGGAAAAGTTAATCCAATTGCTACATTCCCAGGACAAGGAGTTGTTGCTTACGGTCAGAAAACATTACAACAAAAAGCTTCAGCTTTAGATAGAATCAATGTTAGAAGATTATTAATTGAATTAAAATCATATATTGGTCAAATTGCTAACACATTAGTATTCGAACAAAATACTTTAGCTACAAGAAATAGATTCTTATCACAAGTAAATCCATATTTAGATTCTATTCAACAAAGACAAGGATTATATGCATTTAAAGTAGTAATGGATGAATCAAATAACACAGCTGATGTAATTGATAGAAATCAATTAGTAGGTCAGATATTTATCCAACCAACTAGAACAGCTGAGTTTATTATATTAGACTTTAATGTAACACCAACAGGAGCTACATTTTAATAAAATAATTTAGGATTAAAGCCCTATCATAAGGGCTTTTTTCTTAATATTTATCATCAACAATAACAAAAACGTAACATGGCAGTATTAAACCCAAACGAAATAATGTTTACCGCTTTTGAACCAAAAGTTCAAAATAGATTTATACTATATATTGACGGTATCCCATCATACTTAATTAAAAAAGCATCTGCACCAGGATTTGAAGCAAATGAAATTATATTAGATCACATCAATGTTTACCGTAAAGTTAAAGGTAAAGTAAGATGGAATGATATGACTTTAGCATTATATGATCCAATTGCACCATCAGGAGCTCAAACAGTAATGGAATGGGCACGTTTAGCTCACGAATCTGTAACAGGTAGAGATGGATACTCAGATTTCTACAAAAAAGATTTAAGAATGAATATCTTAGGTCCTGTAGGGGATGTAGTTGGAGAATGGATTATAAAAGGAGCATTCGTAAAATCAGCAAACTTCGGAGAATACGATTGGTCTTCAGGAGAAGCAGCGGTAGAACTTTCAGTAACAATAGCAATGGATTATTGTATCTTAAACTACTAAGAAACACAAAACATACAAAAGAGAAAGCCCATTTATTGGGCTTTCTTTTATTTTACTATATTTATATATAAACACAAATAAAATTTATGGAAAATCAAGTTGCAACCCCAAAATTCCCTACTGAAATGGTAGATTTACCTTCTAAAGGTCTACTATATCCTGAAGATTCTCCCTTAAGAGCAGGCTCTATTGAAATGAAATACATGACAGCTCGTGAGGAAGATATTTTAACTAACTCTAATTACATTCAACAAGGTATTGTATTAGATAAATTATTAGAATCTCTTATTATTACTAAAATCAATTTTAAAGATTTATTAGTTGGTGATAAAAATGCTATTTTAATTGCATCTCGTATTTTAGGATATGGTCAAGAATATGAATTTGAAACTAATGGAAAAGTATATCAAGTAGATTTAACTACTTTAAAAGATAAAGAATTACCATCAGATGTAGATTATACTAATGGTAATGATTTTAATTTTACTTTACCTGCTACTAAAGACGAAGTTACTTTTAAATTATTATCACATGGTGATGAATTAGCAATAGATCAGGAACTAAAAGGATTAAAGAAAATTAACCCAAATGGGTCACCAGAATTATCAACTCGTTTAAAATACATGATAACTTCAGTTAATGGTGATAGAGAGAAAAAAACTATTAGAGAATTTATTGATAATCAATTATTAGCAAGAGACTCTAGAGCTTTAAGACAAGAAGTAAAAAGAATATCACCAGATATTGATTTAACTATTCAAGGTGATGGCGGGGAGGACATCGCCGTACCAATTAATCTTAACTTTTTTTGGCCTGACTTCAACTCATAGAATAAACTTATTCTCTCAAATAAATGAAATAGTATTTCATGGTAAAGGAGGATATGATTGGAATACTATTTATAGTATGCCTATTTGGCTTAGAACTTTTACTTTTAATAAATTAAAAGAATGGTATGATAAAGAAAGTGAAGAAGCTGAAAAACAAAACAATCAATTAACCAATAAAAGTGGTAAAGAAATAGCTAGACCTGATATCCCACAATCAAGTACATATAATGCAAAAGTCCCTAAAAAATAGGGGCTTTTCATATTTATACCAATATAATACATTATGGCTGCAGATATAAATGCTTTAAATCAAGAAATTGCTGATCTTAGAAGACAACTAGGAGACAGACCTTTAACTCCTTTTAAACCAGAAGATTTAAATAAAGCCTTATTAACAGTTAAAGCTTTAAGACAAGAATTCAGAGAATCATCTGGAGATTTAGATTATATATCTAAAAGTTTTAAAGACACTGTTAATGAAATGTCTAAGCAAAACATATATTTCAATTCTGCTAAAAAATCCATAAATAGTATATCTGATATTGCTAGACAATTAAATGATTACAGAAGAGGAGAAAATTCTTTATCAGAAAAACAATTAAAAAATCTACAAAATCAAGCCCGAATAAAATTTGAAGAATTAAAATTATCTATAAGAAGTGGACAATTACAAGGTAAAGATCTAATAGCGGCTCAAGCTGCTTTAGATGAGCAAGAAGCCTTTAATAGAACTTTAAGTAGAACTATAGAACTTCAAGAACAAGTTAACAAAGAAATTGGTCTATTAGGAAGTGGTTTAGAAGGAGCAGGTAAATTCTTAGAAAAAATGGGATTTGCTGGTATAGCTAAACCTATATCAGATGCTATCCAAAAAACTAAAGAGGCTAGATTACAAATAAAACTAAATCAAGACGCTATCAGTGATCTTGAAGAAGAATATAAAAACATTCCTCCTTATGATGTCCAACGTAAAAAGGAATTAAGAGATCAAATTACTAGTTTAAAAAATCAAAATAAAGAATTAGACAAACAAGCTAATAAGTATAAAAATATAGCTGAAGCTATAAAAGAACAAGTTACTTTAACTAATATGACTGATGCCATATTAGGTAAAATGGTAAAAAGTTTCTTTGATTTAGATGAAGCTCAAGCTAAATTTACAAATTTAACAGGGGGTCAAATCCCTTTAATGGATCAATTTAATGGTAGATTAATTACTAGTGTTGATTATATCAAAACTGCGAGTTCATTAACAGAACAATTAGGAATGAATGCGGCTGCTGTTTTCTCTCCTGATACTTTAGCAGCGGCATCTGAAATGGTTAAATCTATGGGTATGACCCAAGAACAAGCCAATAAAGCAGCTATGATGTCTCAAGTTAATGGGCAATCTATTGATGATATGAATAACTCTCTTAAAGAGGGTAATAAACAATATAATAAACAAAATAGATCTGCATTAGCTCAAGGAGCTGTAATGAGAGAAGTATACAATACTTCAACTGCTGTAGCAGCTTCTATGGGTAATAGTGTTAAAAGAATTGGAGAAGCTGTTCGACAAGCAAAAGATTTAGGTCTTTCATTACAAGATGTTGAAGGTATAGCTAGCTCTTTATTAGATATTGAATCATCAATCGCTTCTGAATTTGAATATGAAGTAATTTCAGGTAAGCAATTAAATTTAGAAGCAGCTAGATATTATGCTTTAACTAATCAAACCGATAAGTTAACAAAAGAAATAGCTAATAATCAAGCCTTAGTACAATCATTTGCATCAGGTAATAGAATAGAACAAGAAGCAGCCGCTAAAGCTTTAGGAATTTCTCGTGACCAATTAGCTGAAATGTATATGGCTGATTTGAGAAAGCAAGGACTTTCAGATAAAGCTATAGCAGATGCTATGGCTATGGATGAAATGGATGTTAAAAGATTATCTACTCAAGAAGCTATTAATACTTCTATAGCTAAAATGACAGAATTATTAGCAGGACCTGCTCAAATTTTAGCTAAAATGTTAGATAACTCTTTTGTAATGTATAGTGTGATGGGTATGATTGCTACTGTTATGGCGGTAAGTATAGCTACATCTATAGGTAAATCAGCAATAGCTTTAGCTGGTATGATTCCTAAAACTGCTACTTTATTAGGATTAGAAGTAGGTAGAGCCGCAGCTGCAGTAGCTAGTGCCAGTGCTTTAACTTTAGGTTTAGGAGCTCTAGGTATAATAGCAGGTATAGCAGCAGTTATGGCGGTAGTTAATTCAAGTACTACACCTAAAACACCATCAATAAAAGATGGTATTGTTGACCCTAAAAAAGGACCTATAATGTCTGGGGAATTTGGATCAGTTCAATTGAATCCAAATGATAAAGCAATGTATGGAGCTGATGGTAAAATAAAAGTAGGTACTAATTTAAATCCAACCCCACAAGTAAGAACTCCTCAACAGCAAATTGCCACTCAAGCTTCACCTTCTATTGACTATGATAAAATGGCTCAAGCAATGTCTAAAGTAAGTGTTAACACTAACTTAGACGGAGTACGTGTGTCAAGTGAATTGCAAAAAGCTCCATTAGGAATAGCTACAAGAAAAATATAATTAATATTTATCATAAACATTAAAACATAATAACATGGCAAATCAAATTTTAGGACAAGAACAAACTTCTACTTTAGGTAATGGAGGAACTGTTCAACCTACTGAAGCAGAACAAATAGTGTCTAAATTACATTATGAGTACTCAATTAACGACAATCCACATTTACTTAATTACCCACAACCTTCCACATTAGACCGTCCTACTATCACTAAGTATATGGATAACTTACCAGGATAATAATGGCGTTAAGAGACCTACAAACTAGTTTAAAAAGTTTAAGAGTAGACAAGGACCGTCCTTTTGGTGGTTCTAGTGGTCTACCTTATATTAAGGGAGGATTACCTGAAGACTCACCTGCTGGAGAGTACCTAGCTGATCTTGCTAGATATAGCTCTGAAGGTACAGTTAGAGGAGGTTTATTCTCTATAGCATCTTCAGCAGAAGACACTATAAGAATTTCTCGCTTTTTAAATGATTTTCCAAAAGGTCTTTTATTTACTTCTAAACAAATAGGATTACAAAAATCTAATCCTAAAATTGAGACTGAAACTAGAGGGGAAGTTTTAAATACTCAAGTTTATTCAAATTCTAATTTATTAGCTCAAATTGCTTTACAAGGTACAGGAGAACATGTTCCTCGCCCTGGCTTTAATACTAATGATTTATTAAATGATGAAAACAAATATGAAAAAATAGTTTCTAATAAAAGTACTAATGAAAACAGATTAGTTACTCTTTATAATAATAAAATCTTATCTCCTACAGGTCAAATTTTACCTGATAATTTAAAACAATTAGGTATATCAAATTTAGAAGGAGGATTTGAATTATTTAATTATGAAGGAGGCCCAGGTTCATCTTATGGAGACGGAAATACTATTATACCTAGAGTAGTTAATACTACTACTTCATATAATACTTATCAATCATCAGGTTTTACAAAATCTGATTATAGACCTGATTTCCAATCTTTATCTGAAAAGGATCCTTATAAATTAAATTATAGATCATCTTTATGGAATAAAGCATTCCCAGAATTATCTACAACTGAAAAAAATACTGATTTTCAACAAAAAGTAGGTAGTATAAGAAATGAATCTGACTCTATTTCAGATTTAGATGGAAATATAACATTATTAGGCAACACCCAAAAGTATTCTCAATTATTATCAAATTCAGGATCAGGTTTATTTCCAACCTTACAAGATTTTAGACAAAATACTGATTCTAATTCTAAATTATTAGCAGCTTCTGTTAGTTATTTTACGGGAGGACGTAATGGTAAGGGTTTTAATAGAGAAACTAGAATTGGTTTAGGTAATCCTGGTTCAAGAACTAGAGATCAAAGAGCTAATTTTTATATAGAAAACACAACAGGCCAAGACAAAATAAATATGTCTCCTATCTATAGAAAATCTATTACTACTCCTGTAGAACAAGATAGTGGGGATGTTAGAGATTTAATTAAATTTTGCATAGAATCTATTGATAATGGCCATCCAACTGAAACTAATAGAATGCATTTTAGAGCTTTCATTACAAATTTCTCAGATAATATAGGAGCAGATTGGGATAGTAAAAAATATATGGGTAGAGGTGAAAATTTTTACACTTATCAAGGGTTTACAAGAGATGTAGGATTTACTTTTGTAGTAGCAGCTCAATCTGTCCAAGAAATGGAAAAAATGTACCAAAAATTAAATTATTTAGCTTCTACTTTACATCCTGATTATGGTGGTCAAGGATTTATGAAAGGTACTATTCATCAATTAACTATAGGAGAATATTTCTATAGAACACCTGGTATTATTACTTCTATGAATATATCTGTAGAAGATGAATATCCTTGGGAAATAAAAATGAAACAACCTGAAGTAGAAGTAGCAGATCAAATAAATGCTGGAGTTGCTGCAATTTTAGGTCAAATTCCTCCAAAATCTGATATAGCTAATAATGATAGAGGACAAATGGAATTACCTCAAATCTTAAAAATTCAAATGAGCTTCAAACCTATAATGAATAGATTACCTCAAAAAGGATTCCAAGAACCTATAATAGTATCAGCAGGAAGAAATATAGGATCTTTAATAGCTAATAATTACTTAGAAAGAGATGATTTTAAAGAAATAATTAAGAATTTTGGAGGTGTACCAGTTGATACTGATGGTATTATTTCTCCAAAAAAATAAAAATTATTTAAATTAAATTTGGCTCCATTAGGAGCCTTTTTTATTTTATATATTTATACCTAAACAAATATTATGGCTAGCAGATATCAAATTATTTCTATTATAAAAAATGATACAGGAATACCATCTGAATCTGGTAATTCTATGTATGCTCCTACTTATTACCCCTCTATAGAACCTAAAACAGATGATAATTATATTATAACAGGAACTGAAGATAGATTAGATTTAATAGCTTATGATTTTTATGGAGATTCAACATTATGGTGGATGATAGCTATGGTAAATGATTTAGAAGGAGACTCAATGTACCCACCAGCAGGTATTTATTTAAGAATACCACCAAATATATCAGAATTAATAAATAGCTACAATAGAGCTAACACTTAATAAGTTATGGAAGCGAAAGACTATGTTAATATAGCAGGATCCCCTTTTCAACCTTATGTCAAAGATCAAATCGATCTTAGAAAAGAAATAGTAAGTAAGGAAAGTAGATCAACATCAGATTTACTTTGGTTAACCAACAGAAATTCTTGGATAAGAATTAGTTCAGGAGCTGATGTGGATGATGATAATGCTAATTTTCCTAATGAAAAAGGAAATATTTTATCTAAAAAATATATATTACAAGCAGGTTTAGCAGATCATACTGGAGGAGATAACTCGTACCAAATAAGATCAGGTTTAGGCCCTAACGGAGCTTATGGTATAGGGGGAACAGAATTTGGTTTTAAACCTATGCCTGGTTTAGAAAACTTATCAATTAAAACTGGTGGTAAATTAGGTACTTTAAGAGAAGCAACATTTGAATTTACTTGTTATAATATGAAGCAATTAGAAATAATGAATGCTTTATATATGAAATTAGGATTCAGTGTCCTAATTGAATGGGGTCATACTCCATATTTAGATAATAAAGGAACTTTAGTCCCAAACCCCGCTCCACTACCTTTTTATGGTATTAAAACCAAAGAAGAGTTAATGACTAAAATTCAAGAAAAAAGAGTATACCACTCAGGTAATTATGACGCTATGTGGGGTACTGTTAAGAATTTTTCTTATTCATATGGAACAAGTGGAGAATTTAAATGTAAAGTAGATTTAGTAGGAGCAGGAGATATATTAGAATCACTAAAAATTAACCAATCAGGTAATAGTGGAGATATTGAAACTTCAGGTAGCGCTTATCCTGTAGTATCAGATGCTAATAAATCTCTATTAAATGAGGCTTTATTTCAATTTTATGATTATGGTGCTTCTACAGGTACAAATCCCTTTATTTTAAAAGGTTATTTAACTAATTTTTATAAAAAGTTAAATATAAAATTTGAAGATTTTTCTCAAAATATTAGTTTAGTTAAAAAAGGATATCATTATTCATTACTAACTAAATTAAATGAAAATAATGGAGGGAATAAAGTTAATATACCTGATATAACATATCCTGAACTTTACTTTAGTAACTTTTATTTAGATATGGAAGCTGAAGGAGAAGATGGTGAATCTGTTACTCAACGTCAAGTTTATATGACTTTAGGAAATTTACTTTTATTAACTTTAGCTACAGGAGGAATATATGATCAAAAAGATACTGAAGAAAATCCATACATTTATATAGATGTTAACCCTGAAACTAATAGGTGTTATACCTTCCCTGGACATTGTTCATTAGATCCTACAGTATGTTTAATAGGATCTGAAGGTATACCTTTCGCAGTAGATTCAACAATATTTTATGAAACTATTAAGCCAAATTATCCATTTTATGATTCTGTTAATCCTACTTTAGGAGGAAGATTTATGCTCACTTTAGTTAATGTTGATTTCGCAGCGAAAACTTTAAGAAAATACACTTCAGCTGATTCAAAAGGTGATGTTAATTTTGTTGATTTTGCTAAAGATATATTAACAGGAATATCTAAGGCTTGTGGAGGTTTTAATGAATTTAGAATAGTACCAGATGATGATAGTAGATGTATTAGAATTTTTGATGATAGAGTTGTACCTAATTATGAATATCAAACAGATAAATACTTAGAAATTCCTATATTAGGTAAAAATAGTATAGTTTATGATTTTAATTATACTTCAAAAATTTCTCCTAACATGGCTTCTCAAATAGTAATAGCAGCTCAAGCTCAAGATAAAGGAGTAAAAGGAAACAAAAACTCACTAGCTTTTTCTCACTTAAATGGAGGATTAACTAATAGATTATCTCCAACACGAGTAGAGGCCTCAGTAGATTCAAGTAGTGATAAACCTGATGAAAGCACTTTATCAAAATATTTAGAATTAAGAGATCAATTAGTTAATATATATAATGGAACCCCAACTGAGGCTTTAGTTACTGAAGAAGACATAAAAGCTCAAGATAAAGCAAATGGAAACCAACCTGAACCTATATATGGTAATTATATTTTAAAAGAGGAATTATTAAGAAAGGAAGTTACAGATTATTTTGAATTTATATATGGAGAAATGATAAAAGCAGCTAATGGTAAAAAAGCAGAAGGAAAGGAATTAGAAAATTTAGCCGCAGCTATTGTAACTGTAAGAGGCATTATAAACAATGATCTTGAATTAAACGGTGCTATTTTAGCTAGAAACGAAAAAGATAAAACTGTAACCGTTAACAAACAGAAATATGCTCAATATATTCATAATCTTATAGAAGATGAATATGTAACTGTACATGATTGGGATGATACTGAAATAGAAGAGGCATGGAGTGATCTTGCTATTAAACAAACAGGATTTGCAGACGCTTCATGGAATTATTAATATATTAACTTATGGCTAAATATGATGCTGAAAAATTTGATTCTACTTTAAACACATTTAGAGAGATATACTCTAACCCCGCTGTAGACAAATATCAAGGTACAGTTATACTACCATTAGACTTTTCATTAGAAATGGACGGTATATCTGGTATTATACCTAATTCTGCTTTTGTAATTCCTGCAAACTCTTTACCAAAAGGCTATGTAACTAAAAAAGGAGAACCAAAAGTAGCTTTTATTTTACATACAATTGATCACAACTTTGGTGGTAACAAGTGGACAACTAAAATGACTGGCCAAACTCTAAATATCAGATTTGATGAATTAACAGAGGTCCAGAAAAAATCTATTGAAGATTTTAGATTACCTAAATTAAAAGCAAGAGCTAAAAAACTAGGTGGTTCAGGGAATGCTGGAAGTAAAGGAAAAAAATGTACTGAACCTTATACTACTAAAAATTTAAACAAAGGTTGGGAAGGTAAACAAGTAGCTTTTGTGAGAACTGTAGTAGATCCAAAAGTTGAAGGTCCTAAATTAACTAAAAAATATGGTAAAACTTTAGCTCAAGCTATTTTAGCAACAATTCAAATTGAACAAGGGTATAAAGGATTTAACTGGAATTTAGGAGGATTTGATATAACTTCTGGAGGATGGACATTTAAACCTGAGCTTCATAATGGGTATGTAGTAGCTAAAGAAGGAGGAACAGGTCTTTGTAAAGCTTTTGTATCATTTATATCTTTTGAAACCTTCATTGAACAAAAAGCTGCTTCTTTTACTAAAAAAGGATTTGATAAAGCTAACACTGCTGAGAAATATGCTCAAACTTGGTATGAAAAATGGAATGGATATGGAGCTAGAGCTGTAAGAAGTGATGAAGAAAATTTAAAAAGTGCTAGAAGTATTTGGAATAATAATTCTCAATATGTTTAAAAAATATGGCTAAGTACGACGCAGAAAAATTTGATTCTACTCTAAACACATTTAGAGAAATATACTCTGATCCGGCTGTAGATAAGTACCAAGGTACTGTCATATTGCCGTTAGATTTCTCCCTAGAAATGGACGGCATATCAGGTATTATACCTAATTCTGCTTTTGAAATACCACCTAATTCATTACCTTCAAGTTATTTAGTAAGAACAGGTGATAATAAGGGGAAATCAAAAATAGCTTTTATTTTACATTCAATTGATCATAATTTTGGTAATAATAAATGGACAACTAAAATAACAGGACAAACTCTCAACATCAGATTTGATGAATTAACAGAAGCTCAGAAAAAATCTATTGAAGATTTTAGATTACCTAAATTAAAAGCAAGAGCTAAAAAATTAGGCCCAAATACCCCTGTAAGTACAAATCAAGGTGGTTCTACTCGAAATATAAAAGGAGTAACTTACAAAAATGGAGAGATACCAGATACTAAATTAAGAACTATACTAAATGAATCTACATATAATTTACCAGCTGTTAATAAAAGTGATGAAAGTAGAGTTAGATTATTTACTGATGCCTCTTTAGCTTTAGATAAATTATTAGCTGCAGCTACTCACGCTAATGTAAAACTTAGAATAAATAGTGCTTACAGAACTTATAAAGACCAAGTAAGGGTTTGGGGTCAAAACTGTTCTAATGCTATAGGAAGTGGAAAATGTGTCCCTAAAAAAGGTCAAGGACCCGCGGCAATACCAGGTACCTCAAATCATGGTTTTGGATTAGCTGTAGATTTATCTAGAGGTGATGGAAAGAAATTAGCTACAAGTATGTCTGAATACACTTGGGTAGCAGAAAACGGCCCAGGATTTGGGTTTAAACGTATAGCCAGTGAAGCCTGGCATTGGGAATATCAAACAACTTAAAAATTATGCCATACTATCCAAAATCAAGAATAATAGAAAATCAAAAAGCTAACCCAGGTGAATTTACTTTAACTAATGGGGTAGATTATACTGGACCTTATTATACCACTTTTGATGGTAAATCCTATACAGGGGCTAATCCTTATACTCCCTATTCAAATTTATTAGTTAAAACTTTACCTCCTATAGCTGATAGTGAGTTTACAGATCCAAATGTTGATGATTATAATCAATTAAAACTCTCAAATCCATCTTTATCTTTAATAGATCCTACTCCGTTTACTCCTAAACCAACACAGGAAGATTATAAAAAAGGTAAAATTACAAGATATTTTGCTAGACAAAGAAATGGTACTCAATTTAAGATAATGGAAATTGACCAAACAACCTATAATAATTTAAATGATCGTAGAGGGGGATTAAATTACTCACTTTGGAAAGTAATCTCTATATTCTGGCAAATTTCAGGTCCTTTACGTGATCAAAGAGTAGGTAATATTAGAACAAGAGCAGGTATAATAGATACAAATCAAAGAGTATTAGACAATGCTGAAAAAGATTTTATAGGTATAAAACAATATTTAACTAATTTAACACAATTTATAAGATAAAAATGGGTCAAGGTATCATTATTGGGCTTATAATATTTGGATGTATTATGATGTTAATTGAGTATCGAGATACATCACATCCTAAAAAATGAAAGTAAGTTTGGCTCCCATAGGGAGCCTTATTACATTAAATAAAAATAAAGGTCATGTTTTACATAGTAGAAACTAAAAATCAATTACAAAATTTACTTCCACAAGAGGAATGTTATATTAACGTTATTCCTTTATCTAATAATTATCACCCTATACTAAGTAAGGTTAGTTTAATTTATTATAAAGTAAAAGATCAAAAAGGAATTATATTTCCTATCTCTCATAGTGAAGGATTCTCACTAGATATTCAAGTAGTAAAAAATTTCATCTTGAAACATAAAGCTATTTATGTCTTAGATAAAAAACAAACAGCTCATTTATTAGGTGAGGAATTTTTAGGTGAACATGTTTTAGATATAAATCTGCTTTCACTATCCACGTCCCAATCCCCTCCGTATATACAAGATTTAGACACAAACATACACACCCATTTCTATCAAAAGTATGGTGATTTAAAGAACGTCAATTCTCTAATCCCTATTTCAAAGCATTATGAGACTCAAGAAAAGATATATCAAAAGATAGTAGGTTTTATAAGCTTAAAAAGATATAACAGTTATTATAACCATGATTATGTTAAGGTGTTCTACGATATCGAGAAACAAGGTATAGCGTTAGATTTAGCTGTTTTTACCGAGAATTTCAAGCCTAAAAACCCAAAATTTAATATAAAAGATGGTATAATTTATACTCAATACAATTTGTATAATTTTACATCTAGACCAACAAATTCATTCAATAGTATAAATTTTGCCGCCTTACCAAAACATGGAGAAGCAAGATCCGCTATTGTGCCTCAAAACGATATTTTATTTGAATTTGATTACGAAGCGTATCACCCACGAATTTTAGCTAAATTTATTGAATATGAATTCGGAAAAAAATCGGTCCATGAGACTTTAGGTAAAATGTATTTCAAAACAGATGAATTAACAGAAGAGCAATACCAACAGTCTAAAGAATTAACATTCAAACAACTATACGGAGGAGTTTTTCAACAATATAAAGACATACCATTT